GGGTCGGGTGACGCTCGTCAGGGCAACCGGGAGCGGTCGCGATGACGGGGTGGCTCATCGTGTAGCCCTTGGTGCGGTGGATCCGCCAGGCGCTCATCGCGCACCGACCGTTCCGGGGCAGCCGGGGCCGTTGTCCCTGGCGGCCTGCGGCCGGTAGAACGGGCAGAAGTAGCACTCGCTGTCGTCGGGCGCGGTCGGCACGTCCATGAGGCCGATCTCCTGGCGGACCAGCTGGTCGGCGAGCACCTTGCGCGCGGCGGTCTGGTCGAAGACGTGGCCGAGCAGCTCGAGCACGTCGGGCAGGATCTGCAGCTGGCCGGCGGCGGCGAAGGAGAACTCGCGCTCCCACACGTAGATGCCGTCCAGGGACGCCGCGGTGCGCGGGTACGCCGCGAGCACGACGCGCTTCACCGGCAGGCCGAGCTTGTAGTAGCCGAGGCCGTACAGCAGCAGCTGCACCTCGTACTTGCGCGGCGGCGCCTTGCGCACCTTGCTCATCGAGGACTCGCCGAGGAACTTGTGGTCGACGACCGCCTGCTCCTGGGCGTCGTAGAGGTCCGCGGTGCCGGGGTGGTCGGGGTGCGGCGTCACCTTGGTCTCGGTCACCCAGCGCGCCAGGTGGCGCCGGGCGTTGTCGGCCTTGAAGGCCTCCTCGGCGTAGGCGTGGCACGCCGTCCCGACGATGGAGGGCCAGGGGTCGCTGACGTGGTTGGTCGCCGGCAGAGCTGCGAGCTTGCCGACCACCTGCCGGTCACACTCGACGCCGATCTCCGACGGGCCGAGGTGCTGCTGAAGCGTGCGCGGCGCGCGGGCGGCGTGCTCGTGCAGGACGCGGCGCAGCTCGGCGGCGTACCCACTGGCCCACGACGACGAGCCGGATGCCGACGTCGAGGGCGCGGCCGACAGGAACTCGGCGGGGGAGATCGTCTGCGCGGTCACTCCGCACCGCCTACGCTGCGGCCGTGGACCTCACCTCGGACCAGTGCAGCGCCATCGCGCAGATCATCCCCGTTCTTATGATCGCGCTCCTCCTCGAGTTGAGGGCCCTGGTGCTCCGTGCGGAACGCAGTCGGTGGCTCGCCTACATCTCGCTTCTCACGGGAACGGTTCCCTGCATCGGGGGCATCTGGATCGCAGTCCGCGGCATCGACGGCGGACTGGAGGCGGGACAAGGAGTCCTGCTCATCACCCTGGTAGGAGTCTTCTTCGTGAACCTCCTCACCACGACGATGGCCGTTCTCACGATGGAGACGAACAAGGGCTGACTGGTCGACGGGGACCTCCGGCAGGGCGCGGTGCCACTTCTCGGCTTCGACCTTGCGGGCGTTCAGCTCGGCGATGGTCTCGGCCCACGACGTCGTACGGCGCACCCACGGCTCGTTCGTGACGAAGGAGTGGAGCCGGTCGAGCCGGTGGAAGACGTTCTCAGGCTCGCCCACGACGATGACCGGGGTGCCCTTCGCCAGGGCGTAGCCGGTCTCCACGTGCCGGCCGCCGCTGTGCACCTCCGCGGGGTCGAGGCCCAGCGCGCGGGCGGTGAACACCACCAGCACGTCGCACCGCTCGATGTCGTCGAGGTCGGTCGCCGCGTGCCGGGCCACCTCGGCCGGGTCCAGGCCGGGCGCCGAGCCGGTCGTGCCGGCGTTGATCTCGTGCTCCTCGTCGAGCCACGACGCCACGACGTCGATGCCGATGTGCATGAGGTCTTCGGCGTAGTACCGGAGCATCGGCCGGGCGGGGTACGGCGCAGCCAGGTAGGCGCGCAGGGTCGGGGTGCTCATCCGATCTCCATGTGGTCTTCGATGGCGTTGCGGAGGTCGCGCCACAGGTCCTCGGCCTGCGAGCGTTCGGACGCGATGAGGTACTCGTGGTCAGCCACGGCGCGGAGGGCACGCAGGATCTCGTCCATCACTCGTCACCGCCCTCGGGCGCGATGACGCGCAGCGACCAGGCCTCGCCGAACTTCGCGTACTGGACGTAGAGGTGCGGGTTGTCGACCTTCAGCTTGCGGCTGTCGAAGGTGACGCGCTCGGATCGGGTGAGCCGGAGCACCGGGCCGTACGGGCTGCGCAGCTCGACGCGGTCGGCGCCCGGGGCGGCGGCCTCCTGCTGGGCGCGCAGCTCGGCCTTGATGCCGTCGGTGATCGTCTTGAGCCGCTCGGCCGCGGCGTCGGCCTCGGCCTTCGCATCGGCGTACTGCGCGTGAAGTGACGCGAGACGGCTGTCGGCCGTGGGCATCACGGAGAACAGCGGCGGGATGCTAGGCGTCGGCTGCTCGGGGATGGGCTGGGCGGTCATCGGGAGGAGTCCTTCCGGGAGGGGCGGCCGAGCACGACGACGTACAGGCCGTAGAGAGCGGCGCCGATCGCGCCGAGGTAGAAGAGGGAGCCGAGGCCGGCCCACTGGTCGGGGGTCATGCCGGCACCGCCGAGTCAGCCGCGCTCGGGCTGACCTGGTGGCAGGACGCCCGCGAGTGCCGGATGAAGGGCGTGGGCGCCGTGCTGCCGACGTTGTGCGGGCGGACCTGCAGCACCACGGCGTCGCCGTCGGGCGGGAGCACCGCCTGTCCGCAGCCGCACGCCTCGTCACCGGGGTGCAGGTGCAGGCAGCTTGACGGGTGCGAGTCGGCGCCGGAGCAGTGCTTCGGGCGGAAGCTGTGCGGCATGGGCTCGATGCGTGTGAGCGGGTATCCGGTCGAGTGGGTCAGGACGTGTTGGCCGAGCAGGCGGCCGACGACTCCCTGGCCCGTCACGCCGCTGCTCCGTTCGGCTGGACGCGGACGAGCTCGCGCGAGGAGAACGGCAGCGTGTAGGTCTTCCTCGGGCCATCCGGCTCGGTGATCAGGACCGGGGCCTCGAACTCGACGTACAAGGCGGTGATGCCGGTGTGCGTCACCTTGCCGACGCGGTCACGGTGAGCGCCGCAGACGATGCGCACCGTGTCGCCGACCTGGACCCGGCGTGCGGTCGGGGCTGTAGTGGTCTCCACGTGAGACACTTCCTTTCGTTGGTGGGTCCGGTCGCGGGCAGGCGATGAGCCGGACCCGCTGGCTTTTCTGGGGTGCTGGGGCGGCTAGTTGCCGCGGGCGCCGGTGACCAGCGCGACGACCAAGGCCGCGGCGATCACGAGCACGCTGATGCCGGCCACGACGGCGAGAACCAGCGCGGTGCTGGCGCTCACGCCGCTCTCCGGGCGGCGACCGCAGCCGGCACCGTGCCGAGTTCGTCGATCGGGCCGCCGAGGATCTGACGGAGCTGCTCGAGCTGCTCAGGGGAGAACTCCGGCGCCGGCCTGACGAGCTCGGCGAAGTACGCCTCGTCCATCAGGCCACGTCCTCGAGCTGGTTGCCGATGACCTCGATGACCATGTGGACCCACTTGGCCGACGGGTGGGCGTTCCCGTTCTCGACGTTCGAGAGGTAGGGAACGCTGACGCCGGCGGTACGGGAGACGTCGGCGAGAGTCATCCCGGCGGCCTTGCGAGCGACGCGGATCGCTGTGCCGACCCCCGTCTTACGGGAAGTTACTGCCATGAGGAAGAAACTAGGCGGAGCTACGGCGAGGTGCAAGCGCAGATACCGAAAGTTACTGTTCTCTTGCGTGAAAACAGTAAGTCAGGGCAGTCTTGACGTCATGGATACAGCGGATGGGGCCGAGTGGAGCGACCTGATCGCAGCCCGACGCGAGCAGTTGGGGCTGAGCCAGCGTCAGCTTGCCCAGGCCGCCGACGTGGCCGAGAAGACGGTCTACAACGTCGAGGCAGGTGTCGAGCCGCGCAAGACCACGCTGCGGAAGATTCTCGAAGCGCTCGGACTGTCAGGTGACATCGAGATCGCGCGGGAGCAGGTCGCAGCGCCGGACCGCAGGCGGATGGACGTCTACTTCGACACGAACGTCCTCATGGGCGTGGCGGACGACGCCGAGCTGATGAACTTCATGGAGCAGCTCGCGCAGATGCTCCAGCTGATGCCGCGCTACAAGCGCCGCGAGGTCATGGACGAGGTCCTCAACGACGTACTGCGGATCCTTCGTCGCTTCCAGCAGCCCGACCGAGGCCCGCTGAGCGGGCACGAGAAGGACCGCCTGCGCGAGCTCGTGCTGGAGATCGCGCAGCTGCCCGACGGCTCACCACTCGAGGACGGGTTGCGGGCCGAACTGCGATCGATCACGAACCCTTCGCAGGACGACTTCGAGCTGGTCGCGCACGACGAGGAGCACGACATCGAGGCCGAACAGGGGCACGCCGAGCACGCGTAGTGTCGGGCCGCTCTGGCACCCTGTGCGGTCTGGCAGCGGTGGTGGTTCGGAACCCATCGGCCAGCGGAGAACAGGGGAGTGCCTGGGGCCATGACGTTGCGTTGACTCGGGACCGGTTCAACCTGGCGCTCCAGCACTGCGCTGACCTGGCCATCGACGTCGAGTGGGACGACCTCGGCAGCAAGCGGCGCGGTGCCTACTACTGGCGGTACGACTGCATCGTGCTCAGCCTGCGGCTCACCATCGCGCAGGCGACCGCCACGCTCGGGCACGAGCTCGGGCACCGCCGGTTCGGCGACCGTTGTTCGAGCCCATCAGCCGAGCGGCGGGCATGGGAGTATGGCGCCGCCTTGCTCATCACGCCGGTCGAGTATCGGGCCGCAGAGCTGCTGGTAGGCCATCACCTCTCCGCGCTGGCGATCGAGCTCGAGGTGACGTCGAGGCTGATCGAGGCCTGGCGCCGGTGGTGGGAGACCCGTGGGCGCCACCTGCCGGAGTTCGGGGCGCTCGTCGAGGGCGACGACGTCAGCGGGGCGTGAGCTGCTGCGCGGTGCGCCACTCGATCCGCAACATGTCCGCCCACTCGATGCCGGCCTCCGTTGCGGTCACGGCGTCGGGGTTGAACCGCTTGCCCGGACCAGCCGGCAGCACGATGACGTTCATCATCAGCTCGAGCGCGAGCCGCTGTAGCTCGAGAGGGGCCGCAGCCCAACGCTCGGCAGCATCCGGCCCGATGAGGTCGAGAAGGCCCTCGCGTGGTGCGCACGCGGCCCGCTCGGCCTTCCACGCGTCGACCTGGGGAAGCAGGCGGGCGTTCAGGCGATCGACCTGGGTCTCGGTCCATGTGCCGTCGAGCATCTTGTCGACCGCACGGTCCATCTGGGCGGCCGCGTCGGCGATCAGCTTCGTCAACTCCTCAGCCCGCTCGGGACGGCCTATGGCCAGCGCGCGGACGGCGTCCGGCTTGCTGAGCCGGGCGATCGCGGCGCCGGTCACCAGGTCGTCGACCAGTTCAAGCTTGCGCGCGACCCGCATGCATGGCTGGCACTGGTAGCGGCGGGGAAGGCGCTTGCCCTTGTGCTCCGTCGCGACGATCGGCCGCATGGGCCCTCCGCACAGACCGCACCGGGCGATCCCGGACAGTAGGTGCTTGCGCGTCGCGCCCTTGTTGCCCGTGCCGATCCGCCGCGTTGGGTCTGTGAGCGCAGCCACCACGCGGTCGTGCGTGCCCTCGTCGTAGATCGGCTCCCACAGCCCCTTGCCGACGACTTTTCCACGGTGAGTCCGCAGGCCGGCGTTGCGGTCGCGCAGCAGCACCTGGCGAAGTTGCGTGCTGGACCAGGGGTGGCCCTTCGGCGAGACGTGGCCGGCGTCGTTGAGTGTCTTCGTCACCGACCGCAGCGACTCGCCCCGCAGCAGTCGACGCGCAGCCTCACGGATCAGCTCGGCCTCCTCGGGCACAAGCTCGTCGCGGCTGTCGACCATCCGGCCGTGGTCGTCGAACTCCCGGACCCGGCGGTAGCCGAACGCGACCATGCCGTGCGGGCGCCCCGACTTGGCGAGCGCATCGGTGTTGCGGCGGGAGCGCAGCGACGTCTTCTCGCTCTCGTACGCCGAGTCCGTGCCGTCCTCGGCGAGCGCCTTCCAGTCGCGGGCGTTGCGCAGGCTGTAGAGCCGCTCGTGGGTGACGACGTAGATCCGCACGTCGACATCGCGCGCCAGCTCGAGCATGGCGGCCCAGGTGGACAGCCGTCGGTCGCCACGGGACGACTCCCACAGGATCAGCACCTGGAACCGGCGCGAGGCCAGGTCGACGAGTAGCTGGTCCCAGCCCTCGCGCGCCTTGGTGCTGAAGCGCGACGCCGACGTGCCGTCTTGGTACGTCGGGCCGACCGTCCAGCCCTCCTCCGCGCAGAGAGCGCGAGCCGCGTCGATCTGCTGCTCGATCGACGCCTTCTTGCCGTGCGACTGGCGGCCGTAGATCGCAGCGAGGAGGTCTGAGTGGGCCATGCCAGGAGAGTATCAAGTGAATATTTGTCCCGGTCAATAGTGACCAGACACTCTCCCAATGGTGAAGTGTCGGACGGCCCTCGTACGGTCCCCGGCATGGACGAGCTCACCGAGACTGAGACCCGGATGCTGGCGTTCGAGCAAGGCCGATGGTGGAAGTACGCCGGCGCGAAGGAGTCGGCCATCCTCGCCGAGTTCGGCGTGAGCGCCACCCGCTACTACCAGCAGCTCCACGCGCTGCTCGAGCGGCCGGAGGCGCTGGCGCACGACCCGATGACGGTGCGTCGGCTCCGGCGGCTGCGGGACGCTCGGCGTTCGGCCAGGTCCGCGCGACGGGTCGGCTAGTGGGTCACCGCTCGGGACGGACGAACAGCAGCACCTCGTCCTCGCCGACCTCGGCCTCGATCTCGGCCTTGCCGGTCTCGTAGTCCGCGGCCTCGACGGTCCAGCGGATGGGCTCGGCCTCGGCGTCGGCCTTGGGTCGGCGGGCGGCGTGGATGATCACCGTCGGAGGGTAGTCGTAGCCTCCGACCATGGCCCAACGCACCGCGCACGTCTGGGTGCGCAAGTCGCACGACCCGACGCCGCGCCCTGGTCTGGTGCTCTCCTGGCGCCGCGACACAACTGGTGGCTGGGAGGCGCTCGTGACCTACCTCGAGCGACCTGTCGTCGACCAGCCTCAGGCCATCACCGAGTGGATCTCGGCCGACCGGCTGATCCCGGTGGAGTGGCGGCCAGGCATCGGTTCGGCGTACGGCTGACGGCGGTACGCCGTACCCTGCCGTGGTGAAAGCTCGGATCCTTCTCCTCGCGCTCGTCGTTGCCGTGCTCCCCGTGCTGGGCGTCGCCAGCCCTGCGAGCGCCGTCACCGGCGACGTGACGGTCTCGGCGCCCGACGTCGCGCTGGAGTCGTGGCAGACCGGCAAGACGGACCTGTCGTTCCACGTGACCGCGCCGAACCCGAACGAGTTCCTGTACTACGACTACGAAGTCCGGGTCGACGGGCCGAAGGGGCTCGCGGAGTACCGGACCGGCGAGGAGTACTACGGCGGTCAGTGGTTGTGGCCGGTCTACCTCAGCCCCGAATACGACGGGTATGGCACCTACACGATCACTGCGACGGTGACCTACTACCCCCTGGCGGGGAACGTGCCGATCGACACCAAGACGACGACATCTTCGTTCTCGTTCTCGGGGCCGCCGAAGCCTCCTACTCCGCCGCCGACGCCGGTCATGGTCAAGGGGACGGTGTTCGGCACGCCATTCTGGATGAAGTTCACGCGGAGCTTCAGTGCGACGATCCAGGGGGAGTACCGGACGCTGCCTGCCAGTCAGACGCCCATCCCCGCGACGTTCCGGCTCTGGGTGGGCAACAAGGTCGTCGACACCGCCACATTGGGCCTTTCTCAGACCGACCGCCTCGAGACGACACTGCCGAGGAAGAAGCGCACCAAGAGGTACCTCGTGCAGATCGAGATCAATGGGCAGGTGGTCTACAGCCGCTACTGCAAGGTCAAGGGCAAGCAGAAATAGTGTAAAGCGCTTGACACTCTCTCTTTGTTGATTGTATAGTTCTATACACAACAGAAGAGAGGAGGTGGTCGGTGAGTGAATCGAAACTCACCCTCGTGATTGCAGCCGCAGGAGTGATCCTCCAAGGCATCGCAGTCTGGCAGAACCGGAAGCCGAAGAAGCGGAAGGGACGCCACAAGCGAGAGTGACCAAGAGGCCCCGGAGCACGCAAATTGCCCCGGGGCCTCGCCCTCCATCTTCGCACGACAGAGGAGAGGAACATGGTGAAGAGGCTGACTCACCCGAGCCTGTTGGCCACGGTGGGAGTGGGATTGTCGCTATTCGCGCTCAGCAGCGTCAGCGACCTCCCTTGGTGGCTGTGGGCGGCGTGGGCCGTGCTCGGCGCGGTGTCCGTCGTCCAGGCGGTCCGGAGCGACCGGTGACGGGCCATACAACGGACGACCTGCGGGCCGAGCTCGAGGCAATCGGCGCCCGGCTCGCGGCGGCCGACGAGGCGCGTGCCTCCGCGATGACGGATCTGCGCCGGGTCGCGCGAGCGGCGCACGCCGGAGACCTGGTGCCGATCAAGCACATCGCCGAGCTCGCCGGAGTCACCCGGCCGACGATCTACAAGCTGTTGGAGGACTGAGGCTGTGGATGACCGGGCGATTGTGTCGGAGTCGCGGCGTACGGTGCGAGCCATGACCGTCGAATTCCCAGACCTTCCTGCTGCCGAGATCCCGCCGTGCGAGACCTGTGGGGCTCCCGTTCGAATGAAGACCGTGAGGCTGCCTCGCACTCTCGCCGACACCACTGACCGAACAACCACGGTGCGTGCGTGCACGAGCTCCACCTGTCGGACGAACAGCCGTCATCGGACGCTGGGCGACGTCGTCTGACCTACTCGGCGACCGGTGGCGCGGGCGCGGCGCTGGCCTCGCTCTGCACGGCGTGGTAGTCCCCGCACCTGGTGCACTCCGTGCCCTGCGGGGTGCCGGCCGGGTCGGCCATGGTCCGGACGTCGATCACGCGCCACTGGTGGCCGTACTGCTCGCAGTCCTGTCGGGCGAGCTGGACCTTGGCGCGGGCGAGGGTCTCGGCATCGAGCTCGGGCAGCTGCTCGCTCATCGGCCGGCCTTCCGGTTCGGGACGGCCCACGTGATGCCGTAGGCGCCGCCGAGGAACACGACGAGGCCGAGCCACTGGAGCGTCGTGAGGTCGCCGAGGGTCTGGTCGTCGGAGAGGACCCCGACGAGGTAGGCCGCGGCGCAGACCACGGCGGCGGCTATCGCCTTGGCGACCTTCGCGGCGTAGGTGAGGTAGGGGTTCATCGGGGTGCCTTCCTGGTGAAGCGGACGGAGTGGTGGTCGGACCCGTTCTTCGGCCCCTTCCGGCCGTCGAGGGGCAGGTCCGTGACGGCGTAGTCGATCGGCGTCCCGGTCTCCACGATCCGGGCGCCGGGGATGCGCGAGACGAGCAGGGCGTGGACGGACAGGGCGTCACGCGCCGAGGCCGGGCAGTTCCAGTCGCCCATGAACAGGAAGTGGGTCGCGCCATGGGTGTGCGCGAGCCGGCGACGCAGCCGCCGGAGCCGGCGCATGTACCGCTTCCACGCCCGGGCGTTCTGCCTGAGGCGGCCGGTCGGGCCGTGGATCGAGGCGACGAGGGTCCGGTAGATCCGGTTGTCGATCTCGAGGTCGACGACCTCCCACGGGATCCCGCGGCCTGGCCACCTAATGCCGCGCTTCGGGCCGATCCAGTCGGCGCGGACCAGCGCGACGCCGGACGCGTGCACGGGCCGGTCCTCGCGCACGGCGAGTACGCTGGAGTCCATGCCGCGGCCGTCGCGGGGGCGGGCGTGGAGCGGCTTGCGGTAGCCGCGGTGCTCGGCGCGCTTGTCGATCGGGCCGTCGTACCCACCAGCCTCCTGGTAGGCGACGACCTGGGCCTCGAGCGCGAAGCACGCGTCGACGGCCTCGCGGACAGCGTCAAGGTCGCGACCGACGAGCAGGTTCGCCGAGACACCGACCGGCGCGGGGACGGTCTGGGTCACTTCCTCGCGCCGATCTTCCGCAGGATCGCCAGCGCCGCCTTGAGCCGGGCCTTCTTCACGGGCCCGGCGCCCTTCTTCGCGGCCTTGGCGTGGTCGATCGCCGCCTGGGTGTCGACGTCCCGCTGGGTGCGGCCGCCGGCGACGATCTCGCGGCGGAACGCGACCATGTCGAAGTTGGGGTCGGTCTTCCGGCCGGCCGGCGCGCAAACTTCCTTGTGGCCGAGGACCCGCGAGGCTGGGAGGTGGTAGTGCTCGCACAGGGCGACGCACAGGCGCACGTAGGCGTCGTACTGCGTGTTCGTCCAGACCCCGATGCCGGGGTGCTCGGCCTCGATGCCGATCGAGTAGACGTTGCCGAAGTCGGGCTCGCGGACCTTCCCGGCGTGCCAGGCGACGCCAGCCGCGATGACGTACACCGTGCCGTCGCGGCCGAGGCCGAGGTTGGCGAGCGGCCCGGCGAGGTCGCTGCGCCCGTCGCGCACGATTCGCAGGGACGGGTAGTCGCCCTTGGCGGTCGCCGCGGTGGCGGTGTGGTGAGCGACGATCGTGCGGACGCCGACGAGCTGGCCGTGGCCGCGCTTGCGCCAGCCGTCCACCTCCACGACGGGGAGGCCGGACTTCCGGGCGGCGTCGGCGAGGTCGGTGAGCATCATGGCTTCGGGTCTCCGTTCGGTAGCAGGGCGCGGCAGACGCCGGCGTCCTGGGTGGTGCCGTCGGTGTAGGTGACGAGCCAGTGGCCGTCGTCGCCGCAGTTGGTCGAGGCGATGCCGCGGCCGTCCGCGCCGGCGGGACCAGCGGGGCCCTGCTCGCCCTGCGGGCCGGGGGCGCCGTCCTTCCCGTCCTTGCCCGGCGGGCCGGCTGGTCCGGTGGCGCCGTCGGTGCCGGATGGGCCGGCCACGGTCGCGCCGTCGTCACCGCGCTTGCCGGGCTTCCCCTGCAGCCCCGGCGGGCCGCCCGGGCCACGGCACACGCCGAGCCCCAGCTGCTCCACGCACGACAACCCGCGGCGGCCCTGGAGTACGAGCGGGAGCGACGGCGGGGTCTCCGGCTGGGTCACCGGCTCCTGGCCGAGCTGGACGAGCTTCGCGTTGGCGTCGTCGAGCGCGGAGCCTTGCTGCTCGACGAGGTGGCGCAGGTCCGAGCGGTCCGAGCGGGACTCCGTGACGCGGTCGGACAAGGTCGCTACGCGGGCCGTGAGCCACACGAGCGCGAGCAGGACGACGACGCCGACCAGCCACGCGAGCACGGTGACGGTACGGCGGGACGGGACTGGTGCCTTCATGATCCGATCCCTTGGACTCGGCTGATGATGTCGGCGACGAGCAGGAGCAGCCCGACGAGGGCGCCTGCTGCGACTTGGCGTCGGAACGCGGCTTGGTTCTCGACGTCCTTCTCGGTCTCGCTCATGCGGCGGTCGTCGCCCTTGCGGGCTTCCTCGTACTCGCCGCGGGGGACGTAGGTCTTCGCGAGGGTGTCGGTCAGCGAGTCGAGGCGTGCGGCCAGGACCTCGACCTGCTTCACTGCGGCGCGCAGCTCGATCAGGAGCTCTCGGGGGGTGGGCTCTCCGTTGGTCACGTCACACCGCCCTGATCACGGGAGTCAGCGCCAGCCACGGGTTCATGACGTCGAACGGCGTGCTGGTGCCGCCGGTCGCCGTGACGCCGAACGCCGGCGTAGGGCCGGAGCCCATGAGGGACGAGCCGGTGTACCCGGTCGGGTGCCCGCCGGGGAGGTTCGCCACAGTCAGGGTCTTCGTCGGGCCACCGCCGATCGTGCCGAGCGCCTTGGTGCCCGCGCCGATCGGGAGCCGGTCGACGAGGTTCGGGACGTTGAAGTTCGCTCCCGAGCCGCCGTAGGTGTAGCCGATCACAGCGAACAGGTACGGGTATGACGCGATCGCCTTCGAGGAGCCGTCGCACAGCAGCTTCGTCGGCGGGATCTTCGCGACCGGGCCGGCGAAGTACTCGATCACCCCGACGTCCGGCGAGGCGTCGGACTGCACCGGCGGCTGGAACAGCGGCGAGGCCACCGCGCCGTTGGCGGCGAAGGTGAGCGTCAGCAGCCACTTCTTCAACTGGATGGTGTGCTCGATGCCGGTGACGCGCAGGTTCGCCGACAGGCCCACCTCGGTGTTGTTGACCTGGACCAGGTCGTACAGGTCGCGGAGCGCGTGCGCGTTGATCCGTGCCTGGCTGTTCAGCGGGATGGTGACGGACTGGACGCGCCGGACCGGCGTCTTGTTCGCGGCCAGGATCGTGGCAGCCAGGGTGTCGACCTGCACCTTGGACAGGCCGGTGACCGTGAACTCCTTGAGGTACCTGCCGTTGGACTCGATCGAGGCGGCGTCCTCGTAGGGGCCGTACGTCGTCTCCGTGGTGGTGCCGTCGACGCCGAGTGTCTGCACGGTGAACGCGCACGCGTTGATGCAGTCGTCGGTCCCGAAAGTGACCTTGAGGTCGCTGTAGTCGTCCTCGTCGAGCACGACCGGCGCCGGGGACGGCAGGGACGCGGGATCCCAGACGTTCACCACGCCACGGCGCGACACCCATGCGTACCCTGCGCGGGTGTCGCGGGTCAGAGCCACCTGCGAGAGCGCTGAGGCGTTGTCGTTGAACGTGGTCGGGGTGGCGGTCGCGACCTGGTTGCCCGAGCCGTTGACGTTCCACGGCACGCCGGCGCCCTCGAGCACGAACGGCAGCTCGGCGATCGTGGCGACGCCCTGGGGCCGCTTCGCGTTCGAGAGGGGCTGGCCGGCGTCGACGAGGTTGACCGTGATCCGAGCCCGCTTCTCGTCCGGGATCGACGGGTTCTTCAGCTCGTACTCGACGTCGGCGACCAGCAGCTTGCCGGTGATGAGCTCCGCCCAGGCGCCGGAGACGAGGGCGCTGATCCGGCCCCGGCGGCCGGGTCGGATCAGGGCGGAGTCGGCGGGATCGAGGGTGCGGCTGATGATGACGGCGTCGAGGGTGCCGACCTGGATCTCTTCCCGCTTGATCTTGAGCTCGTGGGACTCGCCGATGACGTTGAGGTACTGGACGGGGTCGAGGTAGCCGAGGGTGCTGTTGACCGCAGTCGAGTAGGGCAGGGTGACGGTGGCGGCCTCGGTGCTGGTGGAGCTGTTCGCGGTCCCGGTCCAGCCGCGGTCGTAGGCGGTGAAGTCGCTGGTGCTGTCGACGGTGCCACCGTCGAAGTACGCACCGGAAGTCGAAGACTCCTCGACGAGGACCTGCTTCCAGTCGACCGTGTCACCGTTCAGGCCTCCGTTGTAGAGGCGTACGAATGCTTCGGTAGCGCCGGCGGGCACGGTGACGGTGACCGCCTTCCTGCCGAGTCCAGCCGGCGATGCGGTCTCGCCGTACGCTCCTGTGCCGACGCGGGTGAACACCACGATCTTGTCCGCTCGGTCGCTGAGGGCCGACGATCCATGGGAGGCTGCCACGAGCTCGGCAGAGATCGTGTACGTCTTGCCTGCCTGCATGCCCAACCGCAGCGCCCCGACGTCACCGCCCACGGACGCGTAGGTGTCGGTGTTAGCGATGATTCCGGTGGACGTGACGCGAAGCGCGCCGGAGACGATGCTCAGCGTTGCTTGGGAACCGCTGTAGCCCGTGGTCGATGCCGGGGCCGGGTTCGGGGCCAGGTTGGTCCGCGTCGGTAGCGCCAGTGGAGACCGGGTCGTACCGCTGTAGTCCCAGCCGCCCGCGTCCGGCGTCGCGGAGTCGAAGTAGGTCCCGGCGACGGAGGCCTGCTCGATGATGAACGCGTCGAAGTAGTGCTGCTCGCCGACGGCGCAGTCCATCGGGTTGACACTCAGAGACATGTAGACGGCGCCAGCGGGAGCAGTGAAGGTGCCGCTTCCCGTGGTCCACGCGCCGGTCGCGTTGGTGAACGAGACAGTTCCGGACGGCGAAGAGACCGGGCTCCCGGAAGCATTCCAGTAGATCGGCGACGCTTGGATCGTGCGGCCGATGGTCGCGGCGCGGCTGCGGAACTGAACGGCGTAGGTAGCCCCTCCCACTACAGGGATGCCCCGCTTGCCCGACAGCGTCCCGAACTGGCCGATGGGCCCGTAAATCCCGTGGGTGTACAGCAGCGATGCCGCGCCCACCGCTGCCTGCGCAGTTGATCGGGCGACGGCGCCCGCGTCGGTGCTCGAACTCCAACCAGCGACGTCGGTCTCGAACGACGGGTTCGGGACCAGGTTCGCCCGCTGCGCGCCGAGCGTGGCTGACGCCGCGGCCTTCGCGACCGTCACCTCCTTGAAGGTGAACGTGTGCGCCCCGCCCGGGTTCGTGCCGGTGTTCGTCGCGTAGACGTCGAACCGCAGCCGCGCCCACACCGTCCCCGCCGGAGCCAGCTGCGCCGCGAGGTTCCCCACGCCGCTGTTCCGAGCCAGATACCCGGTCTGCGTGGACGACGAGATCAGCGCGCCGGCCGAGTTGATCCACTCGAACCGGGCCCGGAAGTAGTACCCCGTCGTCCCGCCAGTGGCGTTCCACCGCGCCGCGGCGTACTGCCCGGCCGCGACCGGCATCTCCTCCGTGGTGAACCACGACGCGCCGGCCACGCCGGTGTACGTCAGCGCCGTACCACCGTCGATCTTCGACCCGGCGATCGTCGTGATCCAGCCCCAGCCGCCGAGCTCCCCAGACGGGTTCTGCACGAGGTTGACCAGCCCCGTCGGGTCGGTCTCGACCTCGAGCCGCAGCACGTCGACGGTGTCGAACTCCTGGCCCGCCATCAGAACGTCGTCCCGGTCACGCCGTTGGAGCGGGCGTAGTCGAGCTTCATCTGGATCTCACGGCCCTGCTGGAGCAGAGACACCTGCTCGGACGTGACCCGGACCGTGACCTCCTGCCCACTGCTGGAGCCGGACAAGGACGCCACCGCGTCCAGTGCCGGCGTACCGAACCCGCTCGTGAGGCCCCGCGCGAGGCTGACACCTGCCCTGGTCGCGCGGGTGTCGTCGATGCCGATCGTGAGCCCGTCGGTGACGTTCTTCCCGATCTCCTTGAACACCCGCGACGGCGACTTGATCTTCAGCTTCTTCTTCGTCGTCCCGGCCAGCGCGGCGGCGATCGCGGCCGCTGCTGCCTGGATCGCCGCCAACTGCGACTCGAGGCCGGCGACGAGGCCTTGGGCGATGTTGATGCCCTGCTGGTAGTACCGGTCGGCCATGTTCTTACCGAGCACGTCGCCGGCCGCGCCGAGTCGGTTCTGGAGTCGGTTGATCTCGTCGACCGCCATCTGGCCTCCGGCCGCGATCGCCTCCGCGGTCGCCAGCGCCGACTCGGGGCCCGCAGAGAGCATCTGGTCAATCTGCGCTCGGGACAGCCCCTGGTCGGCGAGCTGCCGCATGAGGTCCTGGAACCGCTCGGCACGGATCGCCTTGTCCTGCAGCTGATTGAGTAGCGACGTTAGGGACACGCTGCCGTCGTCCTGACGGCCCAGCTGGGTGAGGTCGCCGGTCGCGGTGATGGTGCCGCGGATGGACTCGGCGTAGTCGTCGTACGCCTTCTTCGCGGCGCGCAGCTGGTCGTACGCCGAGGCCTCCGCCTCGACACGCTCACCGAGAAGGCCGTTGATCCGGTCCTGTTCAGCACCGTTCGCGCGGAGCTGCTGGAACTGGTCCCTGAGGGACTTGAGAACCGCCTTCTCGCGCTTCTCCTGCTTCTTCCCCTTGATCGTCTTCTCGATCAGCTGCGTGAGGTTGGCGATCGCAGCGTCGACGCCGCTGGACCCACCGGTGACCCCGGCGAGCGCGGCGGCGACCATGTCGCGACCGGCGCGCTGAACACGGCGGCCCGTGCGGTCCATGCCGACGGCGAGCCCCTCGCCGAGCATCCGGCCAACCCAGATCGTCTCCCGCGACGGCGAGTGGGTCGCCGCGCCTTCCTTGGCGCCATCGACGGCCGCCTTGCCCATCGCGACACCCTTGGCGCGGATCGGGCCGATCCACATCTCCATGCGGCTGTACATGCCGCCACCGAGACCGTCACCTACACCGACACCGCCGGCGGTCGCGTCGCCCTTCATCGCCCTCATGTCGGAACGGAGCGACTTGCCGAACTTGCCGTCGGCGACCTTCGAGTCGACGTCGCCGAGCTGGAGGAGGAACCGGTTGATGTCCGCAGTGCCCGTCTGGGCGTTCTTCTTGGCCTTGCCGATGCCCTGGCCGAACATGTTCGCCCAGGCGTCCTTCGGCTTGACGTTGCCCGTCTCGATGAGCTCCCTCTTCAGCCCCTGGACCTCGTCCTTCGAGGCCTTCACGCCGGACATCTTGATGACGGTCAGGATCTGCTTCGGTGTCAGCTGGAACTGCGCGGCCAGGGCCGCGATGTCCGCCGCCGACTTCACGGCGCCAGGCGTCTGGACCTGGGTGACGACGGCCTCGGGGATCTTCTTGAGGATGGCGATCTCCTCGGCCTTGGCAGCCGTGGAGTCCTTAAGCTTGCCGATCTCCTTCTCGAGCGCGAGAAGGCCCGCGATGCGGTCGTTGTACAGCCGCTGCTCGGACGCCGACAAGTCACCGTTGGCGTCCGCCATCGCGGTGAACTCGCTGGCGACCTCGCCCTTCTGGGCGCGGATCGCGAACGCGAGCTGCTCGCGAGCACTCTTCTCCCCGAGGATGCCATCGACGATGGTGCGCTTGCTGAGACCGAGCTCGTTCGCCTGCGCCAGCAGGTCGTGCTCCTGCAGAGACTGGATGACCATGGCCCGCGTGGCCTTCGTGACCGCACCGGAGACATCGTCGAGAGTCCGTGCGTAGTTCTGCCAGGTGGCGGTCGAGTCCTTGGCGGACTGGCCGGCCTTGCCGACGGCCGCGGCGGTGTCCTGTCCAGCGTCGGCGAGGGACCAGAGGAGGCCGCCGGCCGCGCCGACCGCTGCGCCCCACGGACCACCAACGGCAAGGCCAACACCCGCCGCGCCGAGCGTAGTCGTGAGCCCCTTGACGGCTCCGTTGGACGAGTCGGCTCCTTGCGCGAGGGCCACCATTCCACCGATGCCTGCGGCGGTCTTGGCAGCAGATGCGAGGGCGTTGGTCCGGGTCTCGGCGTCCCGCAACCCGGCCGCGGTCCGGCCGATGCTGCCAGTCACGAGGGTCGCGGCGGCGGACACCTTCGGCAGCGCGAGGGCCGCCAGCCCGGCCTGCAGCGCGATCCCGCGCAGCGGCTCCGGGAGTGCCTTCGCGGCGTCGACAGCGAGGCCGAGCACGTCGCCGGCCGTCTCCAGCACCGGCAGCAGGTGGCCGCCGAGCTCGGACGCCGTGGAGCGGATCTCGTCCTGATTCTCGGCCAGCCAGCCAGCGAAGTCCTCGAGCATCGGTACGGCCTCGCGGCGGGCGAACTTCGTCAGGTCGGTGAGGATCGGCAGGAACGCGGTTCCGATGGCGGCCTTGGCGTCCTCGAGCTCGGCGTTGAACCGCTGCTGCTGCCCCTGGGCTGTGTCGGCCTCCCGACCGAACTGGCCAGCCGCGTCCTTCGTCTGCTGGAACAGCAGCTCGAGCCGGGCCTGCTGCTCGGCCTGCTTCTTCGCGGACCCGGTGAGCTTGTCGAGGCCCTTAGCCGCCAGGCGGGCGCTGATGTCGGACTGCTTGATCGAGACGCCGTACCGCTCGATGGGGTCTGCCTCCCCGCGCAGCAGGGAGTTCACCGACTCGATGGCGTCGCGGGTGGTGCCGCCGTACGTCGCGGCCAGGTCGGCGGCCCGGCGGGTGAGCTTGGCGGTGAGGTCGGTGACCTGCTTCAGCGGGGTGCCGGCGTTCTTCAGCATCGCGCCGGACACGTTGGCCAGCTCGCGGTACTCGTTCGCCGATAGCCCGACCGAGTCGGCCGCGGACTTCGAGCGCTCGATGACGGTGTCGGCGTACTGCTTGAATACCGATTCGCTGGCGCCCACGGACTGCTGAGCGTCCGACGCCGCGCGGTTGATCGACCCCAGCAACTCCTTGACCCCGGCGCCCGCCGCGACCGCGATACCGGCGCCGAGGGCACGCTTCAGGGTGGTGCCGACCGAGGTGATCTCCTTGCGGGCCCGGTCGGCGTCCGCGATGACGGAGATCCGGATCGGCCTGGTCATCGGCTGCTCACCTCCACCCCTTCTTCCGCAGGTCCTGCGCGACCCTCAAGAACGCGTCCTTCTCGATCCGTGACAGCCCGATCCGGACCTCGGGAGGGAACCCCGTCAGCAGGCACCAGGCGGCCAGTTCCTCAGCCCGCAGCCGGGCCCGGAGCTCCCGTTTTGCCGGCATCGGTCTCCGGCTCGTCCTCGTCGACCTCGTTGGCGTCGTCGGCGAAGTGGCCGACCAGCTGGTCCATCGGGACCTCGAGCGCTGCCTTGCGGGCCTTGATGTCGTCGAGGCCGTCGCGACGCTTCATCGTGAAGATGAGCGCGCGGAGGGTGTTGCGGCCGTTGAGGTCGTCGTACTCGGCGCCGAACGCCTTCTCGATGGCGATCTCGTCGAACCCGTTCAGGGTGTTCTGGACCTCGGTGACGGTGGGCTTGCTGTTCTCGCTCATGACAGGTTCCTCGCTCTGATCAGTCGGTCGATGTCGGCCTCGATGGCCGCCAGCGCCCTGGGGGTTTCCACTGCGTCGCCCTTGGCGACGAAGTTCGCGCCGGCGTAGGTGCCGCGCAGGTTGGGGTTGGCCCGCTTGCCGTGCTTGTAGCCCGTCGCTGACCGGCCCCAGCCGTAGTTGATGGCCTTCGCGTAGGGGACCGACGCGCGGCCGACGTACAGAACGGCCCGGTTGGCGGTCCGCGCGGCCCGGAAGTCGCCCAGGAGGCGTCCCGACCGGCGCGGGGTGAACCGCTGGTAGGTCGGGACGGCCTCGGCGGCGATCCGGGAGAACGCCGCGCGCAGGTCCTCCAGGTCGACGCCGAGCCGGGCCAGGTCGCGCACGGCGCGAGAAAGACCCTCGACTCGGACGTCGGATCCCGAGGACACCTGCAGGCCTACGGTGCGAGCTTGCGGGTGGGCTTCGCGGTGAAGTCCCACTCGGCCTCGAAGGTGAACCGCGCGGTGGTCGAGGCGTTGGCCTCGCCGCCGAGCAGGTCGCCGTCGGGCATCTTGATGACCGTCGAGCCCTCGAACCAGGGCTCGGTGGCCGAGGCGGCGGCCGAGCCGGTCGGCTTGATGACGATCGGGACGGTGTCGCCGGCGTTGGCCCAGACCTCGTCCCACAGGGTCCCGACCTCGGGGTCCTGGACGGCGGTGAACGCCAGCTTGTAGTCCTTCGCCCCGCCGGCGGCGGCGTCGGCGAAGGTGACGAAGTCGGAGTCGGAGTCAGCGACGGTGATCCGGACGTTCGACACCTCGGCGGTGCGGTCCGTGCCATCGACGGTGAGCTGCAGCAGTCGGGTTCCCAGCTTCATGGGTTCATTCCTCTTCTCGTTGTCCCTCGATCACGACCGCCTCGAGGGACTGGCCGTCGGGCAGTGCCAGCTGAACCGGGGTCATCGACCGGACGATCAGCTGCTCGGCGACCGCCGCACGGAGGGCGGGGCCGTTCGTGTCGAGCCACTCCTCGGCGGCTCGGAGATCGGTCGGGACCCGCACCAGGACCTGCCAGGTGACGAGCCCGCCGAACGGGTTCGGGTAGTCGGTGTGGTCGTAGCGGACCCACCCCTGCCCAGGCGTCGTGGCCTGCCGGGAGTACGGCTCGACGTCGACACCGTCGACCGTGGAGGCCGCGGCGGCGATCGCTTCTCGTACTGCCTGGCTCACGACTTCTCAGCCGCCTTCGGGGCCGCCGGCTTGGCAGGCGCCTTCTTCGCCGCGGCCTTCTTGGCCGAGCTGGCCTTCTTCGCGGGGGTCCCCGGCTCCGACGGGAGCGAGGCCGCCGGAGCCGAGGACCCGGCCTTGATGCGGGACGTGGCGTGGGCGGCCAGCGTGGGGCTGGCGGTCGCCTTGATCCGCTTCTTGAGCTGCACGGGCGTCTCGTCGGTCGGGTGCGGGTTCTTGATCCGCTTCTGCTTGTCGCTCATGGCGCCCTCCTCAGGCGATCGCGATCGTTCGGAACGGGCCCTCGAGGCGGTCGATCTCCCGGTCACCGCCGCCGACTCGGGTGACCCCGAAGGCGGCTTCGGACAGTGAGGTCTGCACGCCCAGCGGGAGACCGCGAACCGTGAGGTTCACGGCCACCCGCCGCATGAGCGCGTTGGCCAGGTCGCCCGGCCAGGTCGCGTCCTCGGCCGGCATGTCGCACACCGCCGCTTGAGCGCTGACCTCAGCCTTGTAGGCGTCGGTGAGCACCTCGGCGGAGGGCGTGATGCCGATGGACGCCAGGTAGGCCTGGACGTCCTCCTCGGTCGGCGCGGGCATGGCGGTGGCTCCGTGGACCCGGGGTGCGGGTCAGGCGACCGACGCCTCGGCGAGCGCCTGCGGACGGACGACGTCCGTCAGCGAGCGGCGCTCGGCGAGCAGCGTGAAGACGTTGCTGGTGAACGTCTCGGCGTGGCTGTCGGTGATGTAGAGGCCGATGTCGGAGCGGATGAACCGCTTCACCCCGGCCTTGAAGTCGCCGACGGTGGCCGTGCCGGCCGCCTGGGACGAAGCCGGGACGGGGATCAGGCCCCAGAAACCGCGACCCATCGTCGGGCCGCCCAGGGTCGCCCCCATGACGTCGATGTCGAGCTCGGCGTAGTCGGCCGGGTTGAGCAGGACCGCGTTCGGCTGGTAACCAGCCGCCTGCACGACCCCGACGCCCTTGCGGATCGCCTTGAGGAGCGTGTCGTCGGTGGCGGTCGGGAGCACGGCGGCGACGAGCTTCGCGGCGGCGTCGGCCTCCTCGGCGAGGAGGATGTCGCGGCGGAGCTCGCCGTCGATGGTGTCGCGCACCGCGCGCTTGTCCTCGAGCAGCTGGCGGGTGAGCTGCGTCCAGACCGCGATGTTGTCGAGGGTGTTGGCCGCGATGACGGGGCCGAACTCGGCAGACGGCTTGACGGCCTTCTCCGCGACCTTGGCGGCGCCGCCGGCCTTCTTCTCCCACCGCTGGTACTCGACCGAGTTGGTCTGGATCTGGATGGTGGTGATCGCCTGGAGCAGCGGGGTCGGCGGGGGCGGGGGCGTGGTGTCGACGACGAACTTGTCCGGCGTCATCCCGGCAGCGACCAGGTCGGCGAGGCCGGTCGGCAGCGCGCGGATCTGGGTGTCCGAGTCGATGTCGAAGGTCTTGGACTTGCCGTTGCCGCCGTAGCCCTCGTAGGCCTCCGAGCGGACGAACAGCTCACCCCACGAGCGACCCTCGCGGGTCTCGGTCTTCGTCTCGGCCTCGGCGCGCTCCTGCTGGCGCTTGGTGGCCTCGTCGATGCGGCCGAAGACCTTGTCGGCGTCGGCCTGGCCCTCGAGCAGGGTGACGAGCTTGGCGGCTCGGGTGTCCAGCGCGGCGGCGCGGGTCTCGAGCTCCTTGTAGGTCTCGTCCTCGGGGTTGAAGTCCTCCGACTCCACCATCTTGAGGGCGAGGGCGCGAACCTCGTCGCGCTCGGTGCGGATGCGGTCCAGTACGGCGGTGCTCATCGGGTCCTCCAGAGACGCGAGCAGACGGATGGTGCGATCTGTTCGCGCGGGACCTTGTTGCCTGAGCACTCCGGGCGGGACCCCACTGAAGGGGCGGGACCTACGAGGCGGCGTACGGCGGGACGCTACTGCGACACACCGTACGCCGGTCGAGCCGTAACCTCAAGTGGGGTTCAGGTTGGTGTGTCGCTCATGCGGTCAGCCCGGTCAACCGAGCGATGGCCGCGGCCCGAGCTGCCTCTCGCTGTGAGGCCGCTGCCTCGGCCGCCTTGTCGAGGTCGTCACGGACCGACTTCACCAGGGCGTTGCGGCCGTACGCCCCATGCGGGACGAGGGCGACCCCCAGCAGTTGGGCGCGCTTGTGGCGCCACAGCGTCTTGCCGTCCTTCTCGGTGATCTCGGTACCGCCCTTGACGATCCGGAACTCGATGGAGGCCTCGTCGAGGACCTTGTCGCGCGCCAGGGTGAGCAACTCGTCACCCGAGGCGGTCCGGGACACGACGTTGCGGATCCACACGCCGTCGGCTCGGTCCTCGATGAGCTCGGCCATGCCGACCAGGGGGCCGCCATGGCCGAGGTAGAACTTCACCCGGGCGGGGTCCTTCGCCGCGCGGGCGAAGGCTCCGGGAGCGAAGGACTCGTAGATGTTCTCCCAAAGCTGCGTCTCGACGTCGTATGGCACGGCGCGCAGCAGGATTGTGCGCTCCTCGTCGGCGGCGATCTCCCGGATCTCCGCCGCGCGGAACTGCGGCTCCTCGAGGGAGCGGGGGACCTCGAGCTCGGTGATGGTCATGACTCCTCCTCGGGGTCGCCTGCAGGGTCTTCAGGTGCGGGGTCGGTCGACGAGTTGGTCGGTTTTGGCGCCGGAGGCTGGAGCTCGATCGGGCCGCGGCCCTCGTCGCTGCGGACCTCGGCGAGCAGGGCGCCCGACGGGTCGATCTGTTGGGCGAGCTGGTAGGTCTCCAGCCGCTCCTTGGTGCTCGGGTTGGCGAAGCCCTCAAGCGACACGGCAGCCGATTGCGCGCCGGGGAGCAGCGGCGTCAGGCAGTCCTGCACCGCGGCGATCCACGAGGCGATGCCGAAGTCCTTGTGGTTGGCCCAGGCGTCGCGGATGTTGCTGTACGTCGCGGAGTTGTTGAGGCCGGCACCGAGCGTGATCGGGTCGATCGCGAAGGCGAAGGCGGTGTCGGCGATGTTGAGCCGCTTGACCTGGTCGAGCGCGGTGTCGACGGGGGAGAGGTTGATCGGCTTGAACTCCGTGGTGGCATTGAGTACCGCGATGGAGCGCCGGTCGCCTCCGTGGTTCTCCAGCCACTTCTGCTTGAGCCTGTCAGCGGTGGGCTGGGTGAGCGTGGGGGTGGTGACCTTCAGGTAGCCGTTCGGCACGCCGGAGCGGAACTGGCCGGACTGGTAGCTCGACAGCTGGTCGGCGAGGCCGAAGACGCTGGGGCTCATCGCGAAGACGCCTTGGGATCGTCCGTCGACGTTGACCGGGGAGTACGGGTTGCGCAGCACGACCAGGCGGTAGCGGATCGGGCCGATCGTGGCGTAGCCGGCGCGGTCGAACACGACCCGTTCGGCGTCTTCTCCCAAGGCCCACCGCAGCGCGCCGTTGGCGTCCCGCTCGGTGTCGAGAGCGTGGTGCACGACGTTGCGCAGCGAGCCGGCCTGCGGCTGCCCGGAGGAGTCCTCGGCGTACAGCAGGCCGCCCTCGCCCCACCAGCAGGCCGAGCGGATCCACTCGGTCCAGAACAGGCTGCGCGGCAGCTGCGTCACCGCGGGGTGCACCATCGTGGTGAACCGCTCGTCCGGCCGCAGCAGCATCGGGTCGGACATCCAGCGCGGCGTCAGCATCGGCTTGCCGTGCTCGTCGAGCCGCCGGAATGGAGCCGCCGTCAGCGGCGTGGTGATCAGCGACGTGGCGCGCAGAACGGCCGGCACGGCGGGCGCCGACCAGACGCCGTTGGGGCCGTTCGGGCCGATCGGGTAGGAACCCCCGCCGCCGTCGTAGCCCACCCACACCATCGGCTCGTTCGCGAGCAGGTCGCCAGACGTGCGCACGTAGGCAGCGCGGTTCTCGGTACGGCGGAACCAGTCTCGGAATGCCACAGCGTCGAACACCTTTGAGGTGGAGGCGGGGCCGACGCTGGGCCATGCGAACGTGAGCCGACACGGGGCTCAGGGACAGCGTACCCTCAACTGCCGTTGAGGTTCGATATCGGCGTGTCAGCGTAATGGGCGTCCGCGGATCACCAGGCGAATCGCGCCTTGCGTCCTGGCTCTGGGTCGCCTTCGGGTGGCGGGGTCACGGTGTACCCGATGAGGCGCAGCGCCTCAGCTGCCTCAGCTGGCATCGCCCGAGTGACGGCCTTGGTCTGGATCGCTCGCCATTCCGCCCGGCTTTCCTCGACAGCGGACTCCCATCCCTCGAGTGCGTCGACGCCGCATTCAGTGATCAAGAATTGGATGACATCCTCGAGATTCGGTCGGAACCGACTGCCTCCGGTGGGCAGGTGAAGCGCCGACATCTCGTGGGGCCGCCCGTGCCCCGTCCTGGTCAGCAGATGAGTGAGGGCCCCACGCTCGGCGTGGACCTGGATGTGCGAGTGGGGGGCCCGGTGCGAGTCGTAGCAGAACTCGAAGCGGAACAGGGGGCTGCGATCCTTCGTCGAGACGATCCAGAAGGTTGCGTTGTCGATGGCGAGGTAACGGCGCTGCTCGTCTGGACGGCACGAGAAGTGGATCCGGAGCCAGGCAAGGTGCTGGCCGCCCGCACACAGCGGGATGCCGGCTGTCTTGTCGGTCTGGCCGTCCGGACGGATGGACACGCGCTCGTCCAGCGGGCTGACGCGCATGTCGGGGACGTTAGGGAAGCACCGGTTCAGCAGGTGGCCCACCTTGTCGCTGAAGACGCGTGACTCCTCGGTGAGCCACGCCGTGATGTCACTCACCGAGGAGGTACCCGAGCTCCTCCACTTCGGCCCACGCGAGCCACTCCTCGCCGACCAGCTCGCCGGCCTCTGCTCTTCGGGCGAGCTCGTCGGCAGTGACCCCCAGTCGGTCAAGAATCTCAGCCCGCTGAGCGTGCACCTGTTCCCGCGTCGGGTGATCGATCCTCGTCATGCCGACACCGTAACGCCGCGTGTCGACACAACCTCGCTCAACGCCCCAACTCAGTAGATCTCGGGCTCTGCGTTGACCAGCTCGCGCGCTCTCAGCGCCGCCCACACCGCAGCCTTGACGGCGTCGATCCGGCCCTTCGACACCACCTGCAGGCTGTCACCACCGCCGGTCTTCGTCCGGAGCTCGGTGACCTGGCCGGCGAGCAGCTCGGACCCGTCGTGCACGATCGCGTCGTCCTTCATCAGGTTGTCCAGGTCCTCGACGGTCTGCCGGGCCCGGCCCTGCACCGGCTCGGCGCCCTCGAAGGCGGGGTCACGGGTCAGCGACTTCCCGACGAGGTAGGCGTAGACGGGGAGCTCGACCATGAGCTGCGTGGCGCGGGCCGCGGCCTCCGCGCTCGTGGCGAACTCCTCGACGGTCACGCCGGCCCGCCCTGACTTGCCGCCGGTCAGCGCCTCCCCGACCGCGAGCGTGACGCCCTCGCCGAACCACGACTCGACCGCGATCACGCGCGGACCGTCACCGGGCTCGTAGCTGCCCCGAGTCGTCCAGTCGTCGCTGGAGACCACCTCGGTGCCGGGCAGGCGGACCGTGGCCCGCGGCCAGACGTTGAGGTACTGCGCCCGGAAGCCCTCGATCGGGTCGGGGTCGTCCGCCTCGGGGTCGGCTTCGCCCCGCATGGCGCGCTCGTACTTCGACCGGATCAGCCGTTCGCGATCGGGCGACCAGTGCGGGCTCGACGCGCGCCACACCGCGGGGTCGCCGATGTCGTCGTGCTGGCCGGCCCCCCACAGGAGGAGCAGGACCTCGAAGTCCTCACCCATCCCGCTCAGCGCCGCGGCGATCTTGCGGCGCATCAGCGAGGTGGCCTTGCGGTGCGCGGTGGAGGTCAGGATCACCTGCGGCTGGACACGCTCCATCGTGGCCGGTTCGATGCCCTCGTCGACCACGCCGGGCTCGACGTCCCACGCCTCGTCGACCAAGCCGAGCGTGACGTCGTACCCGTAGACCGCCGACACCGCGCGGAGCAGCCATCGGTCCATGGCCGGCGTGGCGACGGCCTCCTTGCCGTTCGCGCGGCTCACCTTCCAGCCGGCTACCTCCTCGGCCCAGTTCCAGGCCGGCAATTGCACCTCCCGGCAGATGGCGAGGTCCTTTGCGGTGTGCATCACCAGCTGGCGCTCGCCGAACCGGTCGGCGTTGTCGAGGCGCCACAGCGCTCCATTGCGCAGCCGGACCGACTTGCCGATGCGACGGGGGCCGGACTCGAGGATCATCCGCCACAGCAGCTCCTCGAGGGAGTTGAACTCCAGCTGGCGACGGAAGGCGAGCCGCTGCCACCAGCGGAACTCGACGCGCTGCTGGATCCGGGCCCATTCCTCGACTTCCGCGCCGAGGGAGCCGACAGCCTCGGGGTGAACCGGAGACATGTGGCGAGGCCAGGAGGCGTTCTCCGGCACGTCCAGCAGATCGGAGAGCCAGGGGACGCCGTCGAAGTCCTCCGGCCGCGAGAGCCGCGGTTCTGCGTCACCGGCGGCGTGCCGGGCCGTGAGCGTGCGTCCCGGGGAGAGAGACGCGGACAGTCCGGTCGCTCCGAGCCCACCCGGGGGCCCCGAAGAACTGCCTGCGGCCTTGGCCTCGGCGCGCACGGCGCCGCGCAGTTGGTTGCCTACCCGCGCGCCCTCGTTGCGGTTGCCTTCGCAGCAGCCCGGCGTGCGGAACCGATGCTCGGGCCACACGCCGTCAGCGTCCGAGCCGCCGAGGGCTACGTCGTGCTGGTGGCCGAGATCCCACTCGTCGCCCGGCCTGATCGGCTTGCCGCCTCGTCGGCACGGCACCGAGCCCAGGTTGGCGATCAGGATCTCGAAGTCGGCTCGCATCTTGCGCCAACGTCGGGTCGAGCCGCCCTGCTTGCGCTCGCTCGTGCCACGGCCGGCGGCCATCGCCTCGGCCTCTCCCGTCCTCGGCCGAAGCTCGGTGGATCCGGTGCGGCGAACACGGGCGTAGTGCATCGAGCACATGCCCTTGGTCTTCGCGGGCTTGGGGCAGCCTGTGACGGAACACCCGGCCGTGGGCACGAGCCTGGTCGGGGTGGTTGTGGTCGTCATGCCGAGTCCTTCCACTCGAAGCTGGGTTCGTCGGCCTCGGCCACGATCGGTACGCCGTAGAGCTCGGTGGCCATGCACGCCTTGAGGGCCTCGGTCGCCTCGTGCGCCTGGTCTTCGGGCACCATCGCGAGGATTTCGTCGTGCACCGGCATGAGCGTGCAGTGACCCCAGGGCGTCTGCTCCCAGCGCATCAGCGCGTCGATCAGCAGCTCGCGGGCGGTGCCCTGGATGGCGTAGTTGGGGCCGGCGTGGGGCGCGCCCTTGGGCAGGTGGATCACGCGGCCGGCGTACGTCGGGTACTGCGTGTGGCCGGACTCGACCCCACCCCGGATCATCCGGCTCCACTCGGTCAGGCCGGGCGTCATCGCGTCCATGGCGGAGATGACGCTGCGAGCCACGTCCACGCCGGCGCCGTCGGTGCGGGCCATGCCGTCAACGCCTTGGCCGTAGATCCGGCCGAAGACCTTGCGCTTGGCCATGTAGCGGTTGGACTTCGTGAACCTGGGGCCCCACACGAGCTTGGCGATCTCGGCGTGCAGGTCCACGCCGACTAGGAGCATCTCGATCAGTGCCTTGTCCTGGCTGAGTGCCGCTGCTACCCGGATCTCGACCGAGGCGAAGTCGGCGGTGATGAGCAGGTAGCCAGGGTCGGCCGAGATGCAGGCACGCATGCCGCCCTCGCGGCTGATCTGCTGGAGGTTGAACCGGACCGAGGACATGCGTCCGGTGTCGGCGCCGAGGGTGTGGACGGTGGAGCGGGCGCGGCCGTCCCCGTTGCGCACCATGTCGCGCCACGGGTCGAGGAAGAGCTTGAGCGCGGTGTCGGCGTGCCGCCAGTCGAGGATCACCCGGGCCATGTGCTGGACCTCGCTGGTGGCCTCGGCTGCCCAGGTGCGCTCGGAGCCGCGGGCGCCGGCGATCGGCTCGAGCACGCCCTTGGCGACCGAGGGCTTGCCGGTGCCGGTGCGGGGGAGCGCGGCGCCCATCGCGGTGAGCATGGCTCCGAGCTGGTCGTTGCTGCCGGGGTTCTCGACCGGGATCAGCGCGGCGAGCTTGGCCTTGGTGGTCGAGTGCTCGTCGTGGAGCCGGTCGATCTGCTCGGGCACGAAGCGGAACCCGGTGTGTGCGACGCGGGCGGTCATGCGCTGGGCGGTGCGCTCGCGGTGCAGCTGGTCGGGCGCGAGTGCGGGGAGCCGGCGTGCGATGGCGGCGCAGTCGAGCACGTCGGATCCGTCGTATCGGGCCATGGTCTCGCTGTGGTGGTCGACCTGGGCCCAGCCGGACTGCTCGATCTCGTGGGTGACCTCGATGTCGGTCTTCCACTTCCCGGCCTTGAACAGCTCGGCCCGGGCGGCGTCGGCGGCGGGAGCGAGCGCGGCGTCGCCGAGCATCGACTTGGCCAGGCCTTTGAGGTCGTCGCTGTTGCCGGTGAGCGCGGGGTCGGCGATCTTGGCGAGGGTGCCGGTGTCGACCATCCGGGTCCACGCCTCCTCGGCCTCGATGAGGCCGGCCACCGCGAGCGGCACGATGTCGGCGCTGGCCGAGTGGGCGTGCAGCACGCGAGCCGCGGCGAGGTGCCGGCGTGCGACCGCGTCGTGCTCGGATGCGTCCGGTCCCTCGTGGTCGAGCACCACGGCGAGGTTCTCGTCGCCGAGCTGGATCGTGCGCAGCGCGTAGTGGCGGTGGCCGATCGGGTAGCCCGTGTGCTCGACGTCGACGGTGAGCTCGCCGTGGCCGGCCTCGCCGGTGATGGTGGCCAGCAAGGCGTCGGCCTGCTCGAGCCCAATCGAGCGGATCGTGCCGTCGCGGGTAAGCAGGGCGGGCAGCGCGACCAGTGCCCCAGACGCGGCGGCGATCGCCTCCAGCCGCTTGGCCGCGGCCGCCTCGGCGCGCTTCGTCCGGGCCGCCTCGGTCTTCTCCTGAGCAGCCAGGCCGGTGGCGCAGTCGCCGTCGTGGACACCCTTCGCACCGGTCGTTCCGCCGCACTCGCGGCACTGCCTTGGCGAGGCGCTGAGGGCCTTGGGTGCAGAGGGTGCAGGTTCCCCCAACCCCCCTACCTGCGTGACGCGCGCATAGGGGGGTTGGGGAGTTCCTGCACCCTCTGCACCCAACATTTGAGAAAACGGGGGTTGACCTGCGGAAACGTGAGGGTGCAGATGAGGTGCAGAAACAGCCCCCGCCTGGGTTGCCGGAACGCTTGCACCGGCGTTGGAGGCCGTCACCGAGGCGGCTGCACCCTGCTGTGCACCCTGTTCAACTGAGTTGGGAATCGGTGCACCCGCTGCACCCACGGGCACGAGGCTGCTCGTGGCCCAGCCGTTGTCGATGACTCGGATGCGCTTGAAGCCGCGGGTGCCGTGCACGATCGCGGGCTCGCCGCCGGCCTGCTCGATGCGGTCGTAGAACTCGGTCGCGCGCACCGCCTTGTGGCCGTCGCGCGCGGCCCACGTCTTGTACGCCTCGTAGAGCGCGGTCCGGGCCACCCACGGCAGCTCGGGGTGGATCTCGCAGCAGTCCGCCAGCCAGGTCCGCACCTGGTCGACCCGGCGGACGAACTCCTCCCGCGCCGCTTCGCCGGACGCCGTGACCTCGAAGTCACCGCGGTCGAGCAGCGCGCCGAGAGCCTGAACGCCACGGGCAGCGATGCCGCGCAGCTCCTCGGGCTGGTGCAGCTTGGCGTCGAGGTGGCGGTCCTCACGGCCGATGAAGCTGTACGGGAACGGCACGACGAGCCACCGGGCGAGGTAGCCGACCGAGGTGTCGGCGCTCGCGGGGATCTTGTTCGCGCTGAACAGCGGGACGGCCCACGGCTTGAAGTCGAAGCGGTCGCGGCCCTTGTGCTCGGCCGAGATCGTGTCGCCGCCGGTGATGCCCTTGAAGGTGGCGGTGTTCTCCATGTAGGTGGCGTCGATGTCGCCGGCGATGTTCGCGAGCTTGCCGAACAGCGAGGCGGTGGTGAACCGGGTGTTGACCAGGTCGTGCAGGCTCACCGAGGTGACGTTGCGGCTGCCGAGCACGGACTCGAGCACCCGCAGGAAGGTGCCCTTGCCGTTGCGCCCCTGCCCGGTCAGCATGACCGCCTTGTGCAGCGGGTTGCCGGAGTACATCAGGTAGCCGATCAGCTCCCAGATCGTCGGCACGACGTCCTCGGGCACGACCTGACGTACGAAGGCCTCGAAGGCCGGGCACTGCGCGTCGGGGTCGTACTCGACGGCCAGCTGCACGGTGCTCGGCACGTCGGGTGAGTGCGGGCGCAGCTCGCCGGCGCGCCAGTCGAGCAGCCCGTTGGTGAAGTTCATCAGGTCGTCGACGGGGTCGCAGGTGATGGTGTCGACGTTGGCGCGCACCATGGCCTCGACGGTGCCGACGTAGTTGGTGCGGAAGCGCTGACCGAGCAGGCGAGTCAGCCGATCGCGCACAACATGCCTGCCGGGTGACCACACGCCCGACGAGTACGACCACATGATGTCGTCGCGGCCCACGCGCAGCGGGCCGAAGGCCAGGGTGTCGCCGGCAAGGGTGGCGGCCTGGATGCCGCCGGGCCCGAAGTAGCGAGCAGCGACGGCGTCCCCGGAGCCGGGAGCCGGCACCGTCCCCTCCGGCGTGCCGGCCTCACCCACCGCGGGGGCGGGCCCGGTGTCGGGCGAACCGGCGGGCGCCGGGATCGCGAGCGGCTCGACGCCCAGCGCCCGCCACGCCTCCGCGTCGCGGTCGGACGCGCTGCGAAGGTCGGGCCACGGAGCCGCGTCGAGACGGTGGTGCTGCTGGCTCCACTTCAGCGCGACGTCCTCGCTGCCCCAGGACCCGTCGACGGGCGCAGCCTCGAGGAAGATGTGCTCGGCCTCGGCCAGGTCGAGGTCGTTCCACGTCGCCCGGGCGAGCCGGCCCAGCCGCAGCGCGGCGTCGGCCTGCAGTTTCTCCCAGCCGCGGCCCCGGTCGTCGGTCTGGCCTGTCGACCAGCCAGCCGACTCTTTGAGCTCGCGCACGACGCCGTCCAGCGCGCCGGAGACCCAGCTGCGCACGGTGTCCTGCAGCTCGACGGGCATCTCGTCGAAGTCCGGGCCGTCGTACACCACGTTGTGCTCGTTCGTGGTGTTGGCCGTTCGCACTTGGGCGATCAGGTCGCGCAGCGCTGCGCCGCTGTCGTCCGCGACCTCACCGCCGAGCACGGCCGACAGTCGGCTGGTGTCCGGGACCATCACCCACCGGTAGGAGCCCGGCTGGCCGGTGAGCTTGGACGGCTTCACGGTCGGCGCGATGAACGCGAAGCCGCGGCCCTTGCCCGAAGCGTCGCCAGCCTTGACGTCGACGCCGGGCAGCACATTGTCGCGGCTGCGCACGCCGATCGAGGCCATGAAGCTGTGCACACCGCCCGACGGGGTCACCGCGGTGCCGTACGACGTCGGGGTGTGGGCACCCAGCGCGGTGAGGTCACCGCCCTTGTGCGGGTCGATGTCGAGCAGGTCGAGGCCGTGGCCCATGACCGCGCACAGCGCCGAGCCGGGCAGCCACGAGTCCACGACGGCCGGGTCCGGCACGGTGCTCTGCCAGTCGCTCGGCAGCCGGAAACCGATCTTGGCCCGGGGGTCGGGGTGCGCGACGAACACCGGCACGCCGGCCGCAGCCAGCGCGCGGGCGATGTTCAACGCCTCGGTCTGTTCCGGAGTCAGGGGGATGGTGCTCACGCGGCAGCTCCGATCGTGTAGGTGTCGAGCTGGTCATCGAGCCAGGCGTCGGCGTCCGGCCCGCAGCTGATGCAGAAGTCCTGCGGCGCGACCCGGCACCGCACGCGCCGTGGAAGGCCGGAGACGCCAGTGCGCACGTACCGGTTGCAGGCAGCCGACTCGCTCGAGCAGCCCGCCGGACGGGCGGTGTTGAACAGCGGGCGCTCCCTGCGGATCGCCCGGCGCTCGGCGGCCGCGGCGGACTTCCGATCGGGCAGCCAGTGGATCGAGGTGTCAGCGACCAGCCACGCCCAGGGCGAGGTCTCCAGGTGCTGCATCCACCGCAGTTGTGGATGGTTCGTGATGCCCACGTACAGCAGCTCTCCGTTCAGGTCGAAGTGGCGGTACAGGGCAATAGGGCGGGTCACGCTGCTCCTCGGGATCTCCGCGGCGGTCGCGGCTTCTTGGTGGTCTTGAAGGTCGTGGGCGGCCGGGGCAGCGCGGTTGCCTTGCAGCTCTCGCCGCGGTCGCGGTGCTTGTGGCCGATGTGCCAGTGCCGGTCACCCCCGCCCCGCACCGACGCCGGGCACGGGTACTCCCGGACGTCGGTGCACTCGGGGTGCAGGAAGGTGTGCAGCACGGCGGCGTTGTGCGCGAGGTACTCGGACAGGTAGGCGACCTTGTCCTCGCAGGTGGTCACGGGCGTGCCTGTCCGATGCTGAAGCCGTTCTGCGGGCTGTCCCACACGACGAGGGTTGCGTCGGGGTCGACCCAGGCGTAGCCGCCGAGAAAGGTCCCGGTGCCGGGGTCGTCGATGCGCTCGTAGATCTCCTTCGACCGACCGACGAAGACGCGCTCGGGCGTGCGCTTGAGGTCAGCACGCATTCCGTCGTGCGGCCCGCCCAGGAGGACCACGCGGCTCACGAGCACTCCCCGCAGACGCCGGACACCGGCAGCTCGAGGTGGCACGTTGGGCAGGCCGGGCGCTGCTGGTCGAGCACGCTGGGCGGGCACTCCGCGTGCACGTAGTCGAACATCCCGGCGTACTCGACCTCCGCGCCGGCGCCGAACCGCTCACCGCACGCCTTGCAGGTCCCGGCGTAAGACGCTGTGAACGTCATGACCGGATCCCCGGCGCCGTGTCGGAGGTGGTCGCTACGGTCACCCCATGCCTTCGCCCACTGACGGTCTTGTGACCTTGAGCTACTCGACGTCGGCCATGCGGGACCTCCGCAACAGCTGGCTCAACTCCACGTGCCCGCATTGCGGGGGAACGCAGGCCCTGGAAGTCGGCTTCGTGGATCCAGACATCTCGTGGTTGAGGTGCGTCACCTGTCACTTGGGCGCCGTACGCAACGGACCCTTCATCAGCCCGGCGTCGAAGCCCTTGCGTACGCCAGCAGGCCTGCCGCCGACCGACCTGGCAATTTGGACAGAGGTGCGAACCTGCCTCGGCTCGGGAGCGAACGCAGCGACGGTGATGCTGTGCCGCAAGCTCCTGTTCCACATCGCTGTGGCACACGATCTTCCCGAGAAGAACGACAAGGGCCGTGCCCCTAACTTCTACGAGGCCGTCGAGCACCTGCAGCAGCAGGGCCTGATCACGCCGAAGATGCGCCCGTGGGTGAACCGGATCAAGGATGTCGGCAACGACGCCAACCACGAGCTCACACCGATTAGCGCGGAGATGGCGCTCGACGTGGCGACCTTCACTGAGCAGCTCCTGGTCCTGGCCTACGAGTTCGACGCGCTCATGGCGCAGCAGGCGGCGGCCGATCACGAGGACTCCTGAAGAAGCGTCTCGCGCCAGGCTTCGAATCCTCGTGTGCAGTCGCAGCAGAGGTCCCAGCGCTCGATCGCACCGCCCTGGACCTGCTGTTGGCTGACCCGGCTCCAGGTGCGAGGGAACGCAGCGCGGATACCTTGCCGTTGGACGGCGCCGCACCGGTCACAGGTGTGGACCTTGATCTCCTCCGTCGCCATCACGCACCTGCCGCCGTGACCGGCTGCTCGACGCCGAGCATGGTGCGGATCTGCGATCGGTTCATGGCCTCGAGCTCGTTGAACGCCGGGCCCGTCCGGCCTTGGCCGAGGAACCGGGCGTACGTCCGCCACTCCTCGACCGGGGCGTCGTGCGCGGGCTGCTGAAGGCCCTCCCCGGCGCTCGCCTGCGGGACGTCCTGCTCGGGGGCCTGCACCAGTGGGCCCGCGGCGGCTTCGTCGACGGCAGGCGCTCCGGGCGCCGGGGAGGGGGTCTCGGCGGTGTCGACATCGGTGGCCGGCGTACGCCAGGCCTCGATGGCGGCCTTCACGGCCAGCGACACCTGGCTGGTGGACTTCTTGACGATGCCCTCGATCTGCTCAACCAGGGCGACCGCGTCGGCGTAGGAGTGGCCCATCTCGGTGTGGAGGCTCCGCAGCACCTGAACCTCGTCGCGCAGGTCTGCACAGTCCGTGCACGGCGCGCTCTCGAGCACGGCGGGGATCGGCTGCTGGTCGGCGGCGTCGGCCATCCGCTGCAGGCTCTGCGCGATGAGGTGAAGCGGGTGGTCGATCGGATGAGGCATGGCCTCGTCCTCGTCCGGCTCGCTGCTCGCGAGGAACTCGGCGGGGGTCGGGATGGTGGTCATCGGTGTGCCTTTCGGGAAAGGGGATCGGTCAGTGCGCCGTCGTGCACGGCTGCGAAGAGGGCGTGGCGGGCGGCGTCGCGGCTGTGCCGCATGGCCTTGGTCGGCTCGAGGAGCCGGGCGTGCGCGAGCCGGTCGTCGGTGGCCCACGGCTTGACCTGGCTGGCGGTGCGCTCGACGTAGCGGACCCCGTGCAGGGCGGCGACGCGCTGCAGCTGTCCGACCAGGTCGCGGGTGACGGCACCGGCGCCGGCCGAGCGCATAGACGCCTTGCCGATGACGAACTTCTCGGCGGCCAACGTCACCCGAGCGGGGCCGCCGAACTCGGCCATGGCCTCGACGGAGTCCGCCAGCAGGTGGTCGACGACGGCCGCGGCGATGCCGGCCGTGCACTGCAGCGCGTGAGCAGCGACCGCGCCGCCGTCGACCTGCAGCACGACGATGCCGGGCACCGGGCCGGGGTCCACGCCGAGGTAGATGCTCGTCATGCGCTCGCCGCTCGGTTCGGCATCATCCGGTGGGCTCGGGCGAAGGCCTCGACGACACGGCGGGGAACCGGCCCGCGCGGCGGGCAGTCGACGCCTTGGATGTAGGCCCACTCCCGGATCTGCCAGGGCTTCACGGGTCGCCCGGCCAGGGTCGGGTTGTGCGGCTGCTCCGGCGTCTCCGTGCCGCACGACGGGCACTCGTGGGCGGCGTCGTGGTGGGTACGGCAGGACGGGCACCGTGCGACGTCGACCCGATCGAGCTTGCTGGCCTCGTGCTGACGCTTCGGGCCCCGCTTGATCCGCGCGACGTCGGCGTCGGGGTTGCCGGCCTCGCGCGCCTTGGCGGCGACCTGCTCGTGCTCGGCTGCGGCGATGACGGTCTGCTCCTCCAGCAGAGCGGTGAACTCCGCGCGGTGCCGCTCGGCGAGCAGCTGGTATGCACGCCCGCGAGCGCGGCTGCGCACGAGCCGGTTGACCGACGGCGTCCGTGGGGTGTTGACGCACGCGACGCAGGCAGCGGCGTACCCGTCTCGGCCGGCCGGGTGCTTGTAGAAGTCGGTCGCCAGCGGCTTGACCTTGTCGCACATGGAGCACTGCCGCGTCTCGACGTCGGTGACAGTCATGCCGCACCGTCCACTGCGGCCTCGACCTGCTCGGCGACGTGGGCCGCGAGCTCCCAGCCGGAGCCCGGGAAGCCGCACATGCACTCACCCTCCTCGGTGTCGAAGGCGTGCTCGACGAGGACGCCGGCGATCCGCTCGATCCGCGAGGGCCCGGGCACCAGCGGCCGGCTCATGCCACACCGACTCGGGAGACGCATAGCTCGAGGTGCTCGCGGACGAAGCGCTCGGAGGCCAGCGTGTCGGCACGCTCCATGACCAGGCCGCAGCCCTCGCAGGTCACGGTCCCCTCGACGATCGCCTTCTTCAGCGGTGCGCCCTCACGGCCGGGACGCGGGCTGACCCATCCGCGGCGGATCGACTTGCTGAACGTCTCCCACTCGCCGGTGACCTGCTTCCGGCCGTGGACCTCGCGCATGTGCTGCTCGAAGGCTGCCTTGTCGGTGGTCTCGAATCCGTCGCAGAGGGGCTCGAGGTAGCACTCCGTCATGCGCCGCTTGCGCTTGACCATCGCCTCGCGGTGGCCCTTCTTCCAGCCCCGCTCCTCGTACTCGCGACGCAGGTACATCGGTAGTTCGCTGATCGGGTGCGGCATGACCAGGATGCAGCGGCCCCAGAACTCGCCGGGCTTCAGCTGTGGACGTTCGCTCATCAGATCTTCCTCTCGGGGTGAGCGGCCTTGTAGTGGGCGCGCACGCCGTCGGCGAGGTCGCCGTGCAGGGTGCGCTGGATGTGGACGGGGCAGCGCTCTACAGCGCAGGCCGCGAAGCCAGGCGAGACGACCCGGGCCAGGACGCGTACGACGCCGACCGGCTCCTCGGTCGTGATCGGAGTGCCGACGGCCAGCGAGCTCATCGGACGTCCTTGTGAGGCAACAGCTCGATGCGCAGAGCCGCGTTGTCGAACGCGTCCGCGGTGCGCAGGATCTGCTCATCGGTCGACAGCGCACGACGGAGATCGGCGCTGGTGTGGAGCGACTTCACGGCTCGGCGCCGGAACGCCTCTACGCCGCGGCCATAGCCGTGCAGCCACGCGGCGGTCGCCATGACTCCGCTGGCCACCGCGATGATGACGTCGGCGCCGGTCATGCCGCACGCTCCTCGGCCGACGTCGTACCGCCGAGGACCTCGCTCGCGATGCGCGGGTCCTGCAGCAGGTCGGCCAGCGCCTGGCCCCGCTCGCGGAGCACCGCGCGAACCCGGGCGTCGATGGTGCCCTTGGCGACGATGTCGATGATCTCGATGGAGGCGTGCCCCTCGGCACCGATCCGGTGCAGGCGGTCCTCGGCCTGGCTGGCCTCGACGAACGCCCAGGGCCGCTGGAGGAAGACGCACGTGCTGGCCGCGGTCAAGGTGATCCCGACGCCGCCGGCGCCCGTGGTCACGCAGATCAGGTCGAGCTCGCCGCGCTGGAAGGCGTCGACGACTGCGGTCCGCGCGGCGCCCGTGACGTCGCCGGTGAGGTAGCCGACGCGGTAGCCCTCGGCACTCGCAGCGGCGCCCGCCAGGTTGATGAGCTGCTTCGACGGCGCGAACGCCACGATCGGCTGGCCCGGCCGCTCGGCCATGACCTCGAGCAGCGCGTCGACCTTCCAGCTCGGCCCGCGCAGCGTGACGGTGACGTGCTCGCGCTCGATACCTTCCGCGTCGGTCTCGTAGGACACGGCGACCGTGGCCGGCGCGCTGGCCAGCTGGTTGAGCCGGGTCATCTTCGCGAGCGTCGACATGACCGAGAGCTCTTCACCATCAGGCAGCTCGGCGAGCATCTGCGCTTCCATCGCGTCGTACGCCTTGCGCCACTCCTTCGGCAGCTCGACCGTGCGGGTGCTGTAGACCTTCGGCGGCAGCTCGGCCAGCACGTCGGCCTTCGCCACCCGGCGCATCTGGCCGAGCATCGTGAGGCGGAACTCCGGCTCGGTCGCCGGCAGCAGGCCGAGGACCTCCTCGTCGTAGTCGCCGGGCAGGGTGAGGCAGTAGCGGCTGACCCAGCGCCCGCGCGAGGGCCAGGCGTGCGGCTCGATCGCCGCGAGCGTCGGCCACAGGTCGCCGGGGTGGTGGGTGATCGGCGTGCCGGACAGCGCGATGACGGCACTGGCGTGCTTGCTCAGTCGGCGCACGGCCTGCGAGCGCGCGGTCTGGTGGTTCTTGACCATGTGGCACTCGTCGATCACGACGGCCTGCGCACCGAGCTCGCGCAGCGGCGCCAGCCCCTTGGCGTTGACGGCCGGCGCGTCGATGCGCGCGGTCTCGTACGACGTCACGTAGACGTCGGCGGTGCCAAGCAGGGCCTTGCGCTTCGGGCCGCGGTAGGCGACGGCGCGCACGTGGGGCGCCCAGGTCTGCCAGGCGGTCACCCAGGGGTCGACGACGGAGGCCGGGCAGATGACGAGGACAGGCGCGGCCGGGCGGCCGTTCTGCCCAAGCGACGCCTCCCGGAGGTTGAGCTCGACCAGGCCGAGGATCGTGGTGATCGTCTTGCCGGTGCCGGGCTCGTCGGTGATGAGCGCCTTGCCGGTCGCGGCGATCAGCGCGGCGCCCTCGACCTGCCACGGGTACGGCGTCAGGCCGGCCGGCGGCGTGTAGGTGATCGTGCTACCGGGAGCTGCCGCGGTCATGCGCTCGGCGGTGCGCTCGTTGATCCACGCCTGCAGGCGAGGGCCGGGGTACCAACCGCCGCCGAAGTAGCCGGGGCTGAACGTCGCAGCGAGCTGGACGACGGCCGCCCAGGTCGCGGGCACCACGAGGGCGCCGGGCGGATCGCTCTTCGTGAAGAGCGGGGTGAGGTTCTGGAGCATCTTGGCCGCGCCCGCGACGGCGTGGTCCGGGCCGACGGCCAGGAGGACAATCCCCTGACCGTCGGCCGTGAGCTCCGCGTGGATCGGGACCATCAGCCCTGCGGAGCCTGCGGCTGTCCGCCGGTCAGCTTCGCCAGGAGCTCGGCCTGCTGGTCGGTCATCCCAGCCACCGGCTGCAGCGGCTGCTGCACCGGCTGAGCCGCCGGCGCCTGGGCCACGGGGCCCTGGGCCGCCTGAGGCGCGACCTGCTGCGCCTGGGACTGCGCGTACGTCAGGGTGCCGACCCCCTGGGCGTCAGCAGGCAGGAACACCTGCTGCGGCACGACCGGCTGGGCGTACTGCTGGGGAGTGGCCTGCGGCACGTACTGCTGCGCCGGAGCCGGGGCGTACTGCTGCTGCACCGGCTGCGGCTGGTTGATGGCCGGCGGCTGCCCACCGGCGGGGGTGTAGGTGACGTGGAAGATGTTCTGCGGGATCGCGCCCCGCCCCTGCTTGCGCTGGACCAGCGTGACCGTGATGACCGAGCCCGCGGTGGGGGCGCCGGTGACACCGGCCTCGGTCATCGCCCGCGACAGCTCGTCGCGCAGCTGGCCACGGACGAACAGCCGGGCCTCGCCCTCCGGGTACTCCGGCGACGCCGGGACCTGGAGCGGCACGGCCATCACGAACTTCGGACGGCCGTCGCGGTAGAACTGCGGCTGACCAGCCTGCTGCGTGTTGGGCGCGCCGACCTCCTGGGTGACGTCGGCGTTCGTGACGTCGCGGGGGACGACGCCCTGGATGGTGTAGCCGTCGGGCTTGCCCTTCCAGGAGACGCCCGGACCGCCGCCGGTGTTCGGCTGGTTGTAGAACGCGTCGAGGCTGCCATCGGCGAGCGGGACGGCCGGCGGCTGGGGTGCCTGCGGCGGGAACTGCCCGTACTGCTGGGGCACCTGCTGCTGGTAGCCCGGCTGGACCGGCGCGTACTGCTGCTGGGGCTGCGGGGCGTAGGGCTGCTGCGGCTGGGGCGGGTAGGCCTGCTGACCGGGCTGCGGGGCGTAGAACTGCTGCTGGGACATGGGTGTCTCGTTTCGCGTGAAGGTGGATGGGTGCTGCGTTGATGCGTGCCGGCCCGCGCTACGCGGTAGAGCCGGCGGACCCCGCCCCGGGCAAGGGGGCGGGGAAGTCAGAGACGGACTCGACGTAGGCACGCGCTGCGGCCTCGGTCCGGAAGACCCGGCATCCGCAGTCGCGGGTCGGGTGACGCTCGTCAGGGCAACCGGGAGCGGTCGCGATGACGGGGTGGCTCATCGTGTAGCCCTTGGTGCGGTGGATCCGCCAGGCGCTCATCGCGCAC